ACTTTGTGCCTACCAAAATAACCGATTCATTACCGGTGCCACCTTTGATTTTAAAACCGGTTACAACATAGTTATGGGTAAGTGAATGAGGGCGCAAACCGTCAATGTTGCCAATGATATTTCCATCGACATTAAACTCTGTGATACCCTCATGAGTATTCTGTATTCCCGCAGTTTTAAAAGCATCGTCCAAACATGCAAGATGCACATTGAACCGGGCCATAGCTGCAAGCATATCTTTGTCAACTACTCCGCTGCCGGTTATTTTATTTCTATTGCCGTGGTTAACATCGCCGGTAATAGTGATTGAGTAATTGCACAACATATCTTTGATAGTTGCTTCTGTTACTTCATAATCACGCTCATTAGGGTCGATGCGCTTGTGAATATTAGATATTGCTTTGGTTATTATTTGAGTAATACCCTCAGTCGCTTTTACTCCTTTTTTCTTTGCCATTGTGTTTGATTTAGATTACGAAAGTATAAATTAATTTTCCTTTTGCAAATAATTATGAGGGTTTATTTTTGAGCGCGTCTTGTTCTTCTCTAAATTCTTCTAATGTCATTTGCTTAAATCCATAAAGCAGATTGATTGCATTGCGCTTTTGAAATGCGCTTAACTCAGCATTATCCTCTATCAATTTGCGCTTTGCTTTTAACTCTTTCACTTTATCGTCACGTATTTCATTTGGCACCCATTCAGGCTTATTTTCCTTTATGTATTCAATCAGTGATTGCACCGGTTTAAGCGGTCGTTCAATCTTTGGCTCAAACTCATTTGTATAGTTTTTAATTAAGAATTTCTTTGTTGAAATTGCATCTGAAAAAACATATTGAGTTGCATTTTCTCTTTTATCCACCAATACAAACTCATTCCCATCACGCGCAATAAACTCTTTACCAACACTGATTATATATGTTTGCTCACCATCTAAAGCCATTAATTGTTTGTGCTTTTCTATGCTCAGTGTTTCCGCGCAATTTATACGCGCTTCGCAGTAGTTTCGTAAATGAGTGAATATCACATTGCCATCAATACGATCATAAATTGTCCCATAATATCCGGTTCGCATTTGCGTAAAGAATAACTTTATGTCAGATATTTTTAGGAAATAAAATTCTGAATAAAATAGTTTGGAGGTTTCAATAATTTGTGCGCTGTTCATCCCTTTGCCGACCGAAAAGAATTTTACAAAATCGCTTATCAAAATTTCAAGCATGGCAATTGCCGGAGTTTCGCCTTCGCTTTTTTTAATACCCGCCAAGATCGGTTCATTCGCCGTTATTGCCTGTTCCATGCTCTTTATTTCTGGCATGTTGGCGAAGTATCTCGTGGGCTGCAGCATCAGCTTCTTCAAAGTCGTGTCCTGATTTGCGATTTTGTTTTCCATTGTTAGGTATTTTATTGTTTTCGTTTTTGGCCCATGTTGTAAGGCGTTTACTAACCTCCCATGTTTTCTGCAATTCAAAGCGCATTTTTTTACCACTGGTTGTTTTCTCGCTCCAATAATTGAAAAAATCAATTATCATTTTCTTTGCATGAGGGTTGTCAATAAATGGCCGCAATGTTTCTTTAAAAGATTCTTCGCGCGTTGTAATATCAACTGTTTTAGGCTCAGATGTAAAAAGTGTTTTTTCTTTTTTAGGTTGCTTTATTTTATAATTATATAGCCCATGTTTTTGCAAAAGATTGATATAATATTTTGTTGTTTGACTTTTGCTATCTTCTTTCAAAGTTCCGTATTGATAATCGCAAAACTTTATTATCCACCAACACGTATTTTCCATTAATAAAATCCGCGCATCGCCGCAAAGATTTCTAAATTCAGTCCAATCAATTTCAAATCCTAACTGAAAATTAGCTAATCGGAAGTTTGGCTTCCAAACACCAACGCTATCGCAATGATCAAGAATATATAACCAGGCTAATTTATTTTGTGGTGAAAGTTCGCTAAACCATTCATCAGCCCATTTGCCATTATCAGTAAAACGTTTAGCCATGAATTGATATTAAATACTAATCCATAAAAATTAAGCGGGAACAACACAACGAACTGCATCGGCTAAGAGGTAGTTACAATTGAGTTGTCCCGCTCGTTTCTTAAAATGAAATAAAGAGTTGTTTGCATTTAGCCGATGCCATTATGAACGCAATACTAAAACTATTTTTTTGAATTTGCAAATTGCTTTATCTTTTTCCTTTTCTTTATCCTGTTCTTTATCCTTTTCTTTTTCTTTAGGACTATATATAGTCCATGTATAGCCTATGGATAGGCTATAATAAATATCATTGAATGGAATGAATTGAATAGTATTTGTTTTAACGCGAGCAGCCTTTGCAATACAATCCATCAATAAATGCCTTATCGTTAAAATTTGGCGGCAATGCGTTGGAATTAGGCAGTCCCAAATCGCTTGGGTCCTGTGGCCGGTCTGAAATCTTTGCGCAAAAGATGCGAAGCTGCGATAAATTTAAACCCCGGCGATATTTCAGGGTTTGTAGTCAGGTTTGTAGTTTAATTTCTTAATTTTGTAAACTACAAATTCAAAAAGGCTATTTAACTTATTGGTTTTCAATGGCACTACACACAAAAAAACAATTCGCTGAATTATGCGGATTGACGTTAGGTAATCTTTCAAATTATGCTACCAGGGGCAAAGTAATTTACTCAGGTGATTATGTTGACGATACGATTGAGCCTAACATTTCATTTTTAACAAAGTGGGGAAATAAAAATAAATCCAAGCTGGAAAGCGAAAATGAAATTGCTGAAATACCAGAAGTTCAAGAAGTTGCATTTAACGACAAAAAAACTAAATTGTTAAATATTGCTGATCCTGAAATAAAAACCAAAAGGCCAAATGTCAGGGAGGCTAAAGTTCCCGGCGAAAGCCGGCAGGAGGTTTTAAAAAATGAACTACTTATTGAGCAAATTGAATTAGCGCGGCAAAAAAAAGAAAAGAACCTCGGATTAACAATACCTTTCGATTTAGCAACTCAATCTGGCGCAACTGCATTTAAGCAAGCGTTCATTCAAATTAAAAATGTGTTGGATAAAAGATTGAACAGGTGGAGCGATACTTTCACACCCGAACAACTGGCAAAAGAACGTAGCGAAACCTTAAAAGAAATTAACCAGGCAATTTTAACCGCTATTGAAGCAGGTGAAAAAAGTATGCAAGAGATAATTTTATTGAGTTCAAATAAAAAAGAAGTCGGAGAGCGTGAAGCCTAACGAACAAATAAAAAGATACTTCGATGCTTTAAAGTTTCAATTCAGCGATATCAAGCCCGCCGATTGGATTGAAGCAAGAAGAATCATGTCAAGTGCCGAAAGTAACTTTGAGGGAAAATTCAGTTACAATTTAACTCCATATTGCAAGGAGATTGTAAATAGATTTAGTCCAGATGATCCTGCAACTATTATATCAGTAATGAAGGGGGCGCAAATTGGATTATCTCAGGGCGTGTTACTTGCAATCATTTGCTATATTATTTCAGAGCATCCTACAAACATAGCGCATTTAACGGGACATGCTGAACTGGCAAAGGAATCGGTTGAGAATTTAGATTTAGCTATTGACGGATGTGGATTGCGTCATTTAATCCGTGATCCTCGCGCTACTTCGCGTAAATCAGGCGATACTGCCGACCGTAAACTATTTCCAGGTGGCAAATATATTTCCGGCTCAGTTACAAATCACAAGCTGCTGGCGCAAAGAAGTATCAAAATATTTCTTGTCGATGATTATGACAAGGGAGCGCAAAGTAGTGAAAAGTCAGGTTCAACTTTAAAACTTATTGAGCAAAGAACTGCTAGCTTTGCCGATACCAGAAAAATAGGATTCTTTTCTACTCCCGAAATTAAGCCGTCAAATATTGAAGAAGTTTATTTGTTAGGCGACCAAAGGCTATATAATGTGCCATGTCCTTGTTGTGGCGCAATGATACCTTTGAAATGGAATGTTGAAATAGCGGGAACCGATGGAAAGGAACGCGCGGGTATTACTTGGAAAACAGATGATGCCGGTAAATTAATTGCCCATAGTGTTGGTTATGTTTGTCAGGAATGCAGCAACTTCTTTACCGATAAGCATAAATATGAAATGAATTTGGCCGGTGTGTGGATGCCCACTCATGAACCTTCGCGGCCCGGTATGCTGAGTTATCATATCTCATCCTTATATGCGCCGCCGGGTATGTTTAACTGGGAGCATTATGTGAGAGATTATATCGATGCAAATCCCAAAGAGGGCCAGGTTGAACACTTGCATAAAACATTTGTGAATCTATGTTTGGGCGAAGTATTCGAGCAACATGGCAAAACTCCAAAAGGAAATGACTTACAAAAGAATTGCAGACGTTATGAGCCGGGAATGATACCGGAATCATTATCTATAAAAGACGGTAATGGTGAATTTGTCTTGCTTACATGCGCAGCGGATATGAACGGAACTGAAGAAGATGCGCGTTTAGATTATGAGGTTGTTGGATGGACTGAATCAGGGAGCAGTTATTCAATTACGCATGGCAGTATAGGCACATTTATACCTCGTGAAAATCAGTTAAGAGTTAAAGAAGATAGGGAACACTGGACATATTATTTCAATAAAGAAAAATCCGTTTGGCCTGAGTTTATAAAGATAATTTCTGAAATATATTTAACTGATACCGGGCGCAAAATGGCAATAGCTTACACCGGATTAGATAGCGGTCACTATACAAAGTATGCGTATGATTTTGTAGATGCTTGCAATCAAAATGTTGTAGCGTTAAAAGGTAAGGACGTAGATAAGTTTATGATTTATCAAAAGGATGTGCAATCATTTCACTATGCAAAGGAACGTTCTAAACTATTCTTAGTTGAAGTGAATTATTTAAAAGATTCGCTGGCTCAAAGAATGACATTGAAATGGCGCGAAGGTGAAGGGCCGCAACCGGGAGGATTTATGAATTTTCCTACACCTGAAAAAAACAAATACGGATGGACAAACTTCTTTGAACATTATGAAAGTGAAAAGTGGGTTCCTCAACATAGCGACAACGGGGCGGTGTCTTATCGTTGGGAGAAAAAAACATCCATATCACAGAATCACATGTGGGACGCGGCTGTATAC